AACATCGTAATAAACATCTCCTTCTTGTATGTAGTACTTCTTATGAGTACCAACCCCTAAGTATTTTGTACCGTCTAAAGCTACCCAACTAGAAAGTTCTCTACAAGTACCTAAGAAACTATTATCGGAATCTTTACGCCATCCACCAATTTTTTCTGCCCGACCTGCTTTAAAACGAACTAAGTTACCATCAAACCACCCACCTTCATTATCGTAGTCAGTGCCTTCCCGCATGATACCAGGACGAAAAATAAATTTACTAAGTGGCATTTTTTCCCTCAAACATTTCTGCTTCTGCTTCTCTTCTTCTTATTAAACCATCTAAAACTTTTCCGCCAGCCTTATTCCAGCGTTTAAATTGTGCTGGTATTTCATCGTATTTTTCTAGGTTTAATAGCTTCAAAAGTGTAGATTCGGATAAGTTTTTTGGTCCTAAATTGAAAGTGAAGGCTACAACCGCAGAAAATTGACTAGGTGTAAGCTCTACTGTAACCAAATCGTTGACATAATCTTCAAATTCAACTAAATCCTCAGCTAAAATGGATTCTGCTTCTGCTTGTGTGCAACTATCACCATCTTTTACACCAGCAGTATGTCCATAACCAATTGTAGGTACATTTGCAGAGCAACGATAGCTTTCTGTACGACAACCTTCAAATTTTTTGATTAATTCAATACCTTCTTGACTAATTTTCATCTTTTTCTCCATTATTTTGGGTAACTTTCCGATAATAAACAGTTATTTCAAGTAATTCATTGATATATCGTTTCAATTCTTGCATGTTATACGCCATTAACTCGTAATCTGGTACACTCATGGCGAAAAAAACGAGCTGTCCTTGTTCTTTTTCTACTTTTGCTAAAAATTCATCTATATTTGACTTAGATACGACATACCAATGCGGTTCTTTAAGATCTATTTCCCTTGGCATAATTGGTTGAACAATAACCCTTTCAACTGGCTTAGTTATTATTGTAACTTCTGGCTCTTTTTTAGGGAGTATTCTTTGGTACAGGCTGCAACTGCAAACCATCGTCAAGACTATCGAGTACCCTAGAATCTTCTTCAATGCTGTCAAATACATCTTTAGTTCCTTTATTTACTCTTGTTTCAATTAAACTAGGTTTTGCAGCAGCTAATTTTGTTAAACTGTGCCTTCTAAAAACATCTAAATAATTGTTCATTTCCTTTTGTATTTCATTACTGCGTTTCTGTATTTCTAAAAGACCTTCTGTTTGTTCGCTAAAATCTTCTTGTAATCTTACTATGGTTTCAGCTTGTTCTTTGTCTCTTAACTCAAATGCTTGATTTAATGATTTTAATTTACCATTTTCATTCCAAAGATAATAACCTCCAAGAGACATAATTAAAATAACTCCAATTAATATTTTGCTCATTTTTATTTTCTACTCTTGTGTGTAATAATTCTAGTAACTTTAACATATTTTTGTAATTTTTTACAACTTTAATCATATTGATTAACTGTAATTGTTTTATTGCAAGTACCAGTGCAATCCAATGTTACTGTGTAATTCTGGTTTGTTGATCCTGACTGTGTGGCATTGACTGTATAACTGCCCTGTTTAACCAAAATATTGCCGACATGAGTGCCATTACCACTTTGCGTTAAATTCACTGTATTATTATCAGACGAGTTATTTTTAAATTCTATATCCCCGTCTTTAGCGCCACTGCCTGACTGCGTGATAGTTGCATCGTTATTATTGCAATTACCACAGGATTTTATGTAAGCGTTATGGTTTCCTGTTCCAGATTGTGTGATTGTCCAATCAGAGTAATCGCCAAAAGCATACATCTTGGCATAGAAATCATCCCCTGTTTGACTGATGATATAGTTATTGTTATCACCGCCCATATATATCTCAGCGTAATCATCATTCCCTATCTGGGTAATGGTTGTGACATTATTACTGTAATCCAAATCAAGGTAAGCAGTATTATTATCTCCTTCCTGCTGAATCGTATATTCATTATTTGAATGATTAGTAAACTGTGAATAGGCTTTTGCAAGGTTTCCATCCCCAGTCTGGTCTATATCAATATCGGCATTGGTGCATAAATGAGTATCAAAAGTACCATTAGACAGTCCACACCATACTTTCGTGGTGTTACCTGAGCCTATTTGATCTATTAGAATCTCAGTACCACTGCCTTTGGTTCTAACTTCAACAGTATTATCTGCTGCACACAAAGGAAGGCTAATTAGACTGATTAATAGTAATCGAACTATCGCCACCGCCATTGATTGTTGCCCTTATTTGTTTACCTGCTGTTAAAATATCAAGGTTATAAGCTCCTTCTTTATCCAGTTCTAAATCAACTGTATTCTCAACCTGCCTGAAAATGGTTAATATTTCACCTTCCACAAAGGTATAAGTCTGATTATTCTGGTCAAATCCTGCCAATATACCTTCCAATTGAACTCCGTCCAACTCACTGACTTCTTTTTTATCTTTACTGACATCTTCGATGACATCCAATAAATCAGCAAGAAAATCCACATTTAACAGGTCTATATCTAAACGATTGACTTCATCCAATTCATTTTCATCTAATTCATTCTCATCCAACTCAGTTTCTTCCAATAAATCAACATCTAGTATATTGGAAGCAGTGGCACTTTGTTCTTCCACAGCTCTTTCAATTTCATCTGGTGGGTTAACAATCAATAAATTATCAATAAAATCAAGGGTTAAATTGGTCAGAACCACTGGCTTTGTTGGCATGGCTTCACCCATACTGACCATCGTTGCCTGAAAAGGCTCATTTAACACAACAGTACCTGCCAATGAATTAACAGTTATTTCACCAGAAGAAGTACCATCTGCATCAGGTAGCAAGATAACCAGACTTCTGCCTATCTCATCCACTGTAATTGTGAAATCGGTTCCCCGGATTCCAATAGTAGCTGAGTTTGTCCGTATGACTATGTTTTCTTTTCTAATCTTTTTAAGTTTACCAGTAATAAATCTGCCTGTTCCCTTAATAACATTAAGTGCCAGTTCTGATTTTTCAGGATCTGGGTCAAATACAAATTTATCGATAATAACTTTAGAATGTTCAGTAAGCCGAATAACAGATTCATCAATAAATTGAATAGCAATACGACCATTACCAGTCCTAACATCATCATTGCTAAAAATATCAAGAGCAAGCTCTGCCAGTAACCTATCTTGCTGATTACTTCGTATAATCTCGCCATTACCTCTAAATTCCGAAATAGCTCCTATATCTGCGTGAGCAATAATAGGTAGAAATATTAACAGCCACTTGTGCATTGATCTATATCAATCGTGCCGCTTGTTGTTGTTGATGTAATATTCACGATACCACTGGTACTTCCACCACTATTTGTTTGGTCAATATCAATATTATTGCTATTACCTGTGATAGAAGCAGTAATGGAATGATCTGCATTACCTGTTTGGGTAGTGTCAATATCATTGCCATCCCCACTTACTGTCCAGTTATTAATACAACCCACAACTTCACAGGTGGCATTAATGTTGTTTGAAGTTCCTGTTACCGCAAAATCCTGATTACCACCTGTTGCAGTGGCTGCTGCTCCTTGCGTCATCACAAGAACATTACTGTCTCCTGTGGCTGCATAATCAAAATCCGTACCTGCTATATCTCCAGTAGCACCACCAGCAAGGGTAGTGACATTGCTATCGCCTGTCGTATTGACTGTAAAACTGCTGTTATTGGCTTGCACAGCACTTGCTGCAAGCGTATTGCTATCGCCTACTTGGTCAATATCAACAGTGACTGTCGTTCCAGTAAACGTAGCTCTGGCTTGCGCTGATCCCACAGTATTACTGTTACCAATCTGGTCTATATTCATCGTCAATCCTGTTCCAGATTGGGTAATATATATCAAGTTATTTGCACCAAAAGTAATACTTGCAGTACAAGCTAAAACCAAGAGTACAAAAGATGACACTCCCATAATAATAAAACGCCTCATATCACTCCTCCTCCTTCTTAATATCCCACACATCTCTATCAATTCCTTGTTTAATTAATGCGTAAACTGCTGTTTCTATGGCAGATTTCACCGCATATCCCGTTGTTTCATTTTCAGTTATGCCAGATTCTAATTCAACTAACTCAGTTCCGTTTTCCGTAAATTTAAAACCATCCATACCTGCGGCAACCGAAAATATTGTTTTACTGGTTGATACATTTAAAATTATCTCTCCAGTTTGTACTAAAACAGCTCTTAAAGCTACTGTAACACGATCCCTGCGATACTGATTAGTCAATCCTATTCCCAAATAACGCGATCCAGTGCCACCGGTCTGATAATTTGAATCAAACGAAATTATACCGCCTTCCATGATTAATCCCGAATATAATAATGGCATTAATTTATTGGCACCTTCTCCGTCATAACTATTCCTAGTAGAAACAATAAGTTGTCTTTCTCTGGTTAAATGATCCAAACCGATACGTTCAGCAACAGTGAACCAACTGCCACGACCAGCATTAATCAGTGCTTCAATTAAGTATAAATCAGCACCTTGGGTAACAGCTGTTGAGAACAACGCCATATTATCAGCACTTTTGCGCTGTCCAGTCATATCAGGAAACTTATAAACAGAAACAACCGCTTTCTGTGCTGGAGCTGGTAAATCAACTAATGCCTGTAATGAAGGTCTTTCAATGATTGGACCTTCAGTATCTCCTACTACAGTGATTCCAGCACATCCTGAAATTAATAAAAAAGACAACCATAAGATTAAGGTACGCATTCATCTGAAGAACAGATACCAAAAGACCCTACGGGTATTATAATCTCTGTTGTTACTCCATCTTCATCAATAATAGTTAATATGATTTCTGTACCAGTATTAACAAAAGTAATCACATTACCTTCCAAAACAATACTTCCGCCTGTACCACCTCCTTCACTATTAAATAAGGATTCAGCAAGATCACGGGAAAGCTGGGAATAGATGCGTGATTCCAAATTTCTGAGAAACTTGGCTAACGTGGTATTATCTGCATCTCTAGCAGCTTCGTTTAAGGCAGATTCTATATCTTCAGCAATTTTTTCCCTTCTGGAGTTTTCCTGCTCATCAATCGTCAGGTAGTGAGCTGAAGCGCCAATACCACTAAAAGAAGGGTTTTTAAACTTAAAGGTAAGTGTATCTGCTTTTACTAACCCAGAAAAAAAAGAAAACAGGATTAACCATCCAACAATTAATAACCCACTATCCTTTGGTTTTTTTTCTGTCATCTTTTTCTTTTAACTCTAAAACTGTGTTTACTTTTTGTTGTAATCTTATCATATCTTGATCTAAGAGCCTTAACTGGTCAGTCAGGCGTATGATTGTCACTTTCATTTCTTGCACAGCTGGATCAATTTTATTGGTGATTGTCTGCCATACAAAATAAACAAAATATCCAAGACCAACCACCATAACGACTGGAAAGCCAAAATCTGAGACTACCTGTACTATATCCATTAATCACGCCTTGCATCAATCTTTCCATCTTCCACAAAGTTTTCTGCTCTTGCTATTCTATCCAAATCTGGAGATAAATTTAAAGCACTAGATACGCTAGTATCTATTCTTATCATATCATTATTCATTATTGATGCTCTGGTAATGAGCATTTTAGAAATACTTTGGACAGTTTTAATCTCATCCACCAAGCCATCCATCAGTTGCTTCATAACTAAAAATATAAAGTAAGCCATGATTAGCCCACTGGCAATTGGCAGACCTAATTCTGCAATTAGATCAAAAGTTTGCAATTAATCTTCGCCTTTAAACTTTTTGCTTTGTCCTGATGTTCCAGCGTAGATTCCAAACACTGCTGCCATTGCACCAGTTACAACAGAAACCAATCCAGCTTGTTCTAGGTTTGGTTCTGGGATGGTCATAAACCAAGTAATAACTTTGTATAAAAGCACAATATATACACCTACAAATATACGCGGAAATATGCGCCATGCGTCTACAGTCTTGGCAAGATGAATCCATTTATAATAAGGATTTACGCCAATATTATTAGGTGTTACTTCTACTTCTACTTCAAGTTTTTTCTTAATAGTTTCTTCATTCATAAAAATTTACTTAATACTATAGACGCTACAATAAAAGGATAAACACCCCAAATTAGAGCTTCAAGTCGTTTAAATTTTTGCGAACCTTCTTCAAGACGTTTTTCAATGTATTCATATCGAATGGTGCATTCGCGTTCATGCGCTCTAATCTCACTTAAAGCTACACTGTCATTGTCCATTTAATCTTTTGCCTTACCAATGTTTAAAGCTAACACTTCAATAATTTTATAAAAACGTGCAATCAATGCATCGTCTTTCGGTGTTGGTGTTAGCGAACAAATAATTGACGCTACACAAACAATACCTGTACATGTTGAAATTAAATTAATTATCATATCCATCATTTTTTCACCCTTGTATATGCTTCATTAACATCTTCTGTATCTGGGTCATCAGCCACAAATCTACCTTTTTTTGTTCTTGCTCTTACTGTTTCATACTCAGTTTTATCTTCTTTTTTAAATAAAGAAGTAAATTTTTGCCACCATTTCATTATGTGTCTCCCCAGATCTTTGTTTTAGTTCCTCCGAAATACTCTACGGCATGATTTTCTTCAATAAGCATTTGGCAAATGTCCTTACCATCTTCTGTATAAGGGATGCCCAATATCCGACCATACTTACCTTTTCCTAAAGATTTGACTTTAAAATTTCCCACACAAAGCTCTGCCAATCTTTCTTTTGCAGCTTTACCCATAACCTTTTCTTTGGCTCTTTCTGGGTATCGTTTTGTGTTAATCCTAGATTCAGGTGTGTCCAATCCAAAAAGTCGAACACGCTGTTTGTGTAATTTTACATCAAAGCCTAGATCCAATATACAATCAAATGTATCGCCATCAATTATGCGGTCTAACGTAGCGTTGTAAACAAAAGCATCTGGTGCTTTACTCATTATGCTGCTTCCTCAGTTATCTCCCAACAATTCAAATTAGCAGCCACAGTTCTTCTTTCACCTTTACCTTCAAATGGGTAAACCATATGTTGTAACCAACTTGGGAATAGATACAATTTTCCTACTCTTGGTTGTAATACAAAGCTCTGTGGTGGTCTTAATGTATCTATGTCTGTGACATGGTTTCTGCCATAACTAAAAGCTAAACATCCATCTGAATGTCCACTTGCATTATATAAACTGTAATTTGGTGTTCCTGATGTGGGTAAATCTAATATTTGTTTTGGCACTTTTGTCCAAGTAGTAGCAGAAATTCCCATCAAGGTTTTAGTACCATGACTATGAATCGGGTTGTAATCTCTTTCGTAACTGTGTACTGACCACAACTCATCCATCGCCACAGTTTTATTTCTGTCATACACTGCACCTGTTGCCTGTGCAAAATTATTAACATATTCAGCTCCTAACCCACAAAGCATTGTAGTAAAATCAACTATTTTTTCATCTGCGTGATCCATAAGTAGTTGCTGTCCATGCTGGATTTGACCAACTAACGTATGAGCAAGCGACTTACGTTTCTTTTGCTTTAGGTATTTATCTAAATAAGTATTTAGATTAGTTACCATTTCTTCTGGAACATCATGCTCCATAACAAAAACACTAGGCATTGAATGAAATTCTGTGGTCATATTATTTCCTTTAAGGCAATTGCTGATGTTCTTGCCATAATTGACCAAAAGAACTATCCGCTTTTTGATCGTTATATAAAATAAAGCCTGTTACTATTGAAAGATATAGAATAATTGCAACAGTTCCTATTGCAAATAGTTT